GCTGAAGCGCATGGTTCGATTTGCCGCAGAGAACGGTTACGACCGGATTGCTTGGACAACTGGCGCAGACCAGAAGTTCCGTTACGACATTCGTCGCAACTTCAGCGAGGTTCTCTACAAAAAGAACCCCAACGGAACCTTTCATGTCAGGCCGCTGGACAAGTCCGGCGAGATCGTTGGCGAGCAACGGTCTGTGAAGCAGGGCGATCTCTCTAAGTCTATTCCCAAGGTCGTCGCAGAGAGAATGCTGAACGGCGAGGGAACCAAGTCTCAGGGTCGAAATCGTGGATTCACGTCCATGACCGGAGACCTCCTCGACTCTGGCGATGGCTTGATAGAGTTTTACGACAAGCAGCTTGTTAAGCGAGCCGAGAAGTTGTTCTCGAAGCTTGGCGGCAAGGTCAGCATCGGCGAGCTTGAGGTCAAGCCGGAAGGCTCTGACGACTACAATTACTCTTCTCCAAGCAAGAAGTACGCGAGGCAGGCTCTTGCGGACGGAGCCGAGGTGGATGTCTACCTCGATGACGAAGGCTCGTTTAACTTCATCGGAACCGCAAAAGACTCTGATGAGCTTAATAGCCTGACGGCTGAATACGGCGATTACGCCGAATTTGAATTTCAAGTCTCCTTCCCGGAGGCCATGGAAACTAAGCGCGACTTCATCTTCTTGGATATTCCGAACTCCCTGAAAGACGCCGCTGTCTACAAGGGCTTCCCGCTGTTCATGAATCAGCGGAACTCAGCTATTGCGTCTGCTGTTAATAGCGGCGCATTCGGCAGCATCGGTCACGCAGTTGACTCCATGCAGACGATTATCAATTCGTCTCTCGAGCAGGCAAGGCCGACTAGCATCTACAACGGTGCGGATGAAACGCTGCGCGACACGCTTACGCGCAGGTTCGTCAACTCGTTCTACCGGCTTGAGCGTTTCCAGAAGGAGATGGCCAAGAGCATCGGTCTGGAGCGAATCTCCGATGAGATGGATGCGGCAGGGCAGATCGAGCGGTTCAGCGGTCAGGTGACCGAAGATGAGCGTCAGATTCAGCGCAAGTATCTTGAGCCGATGATGAAGTACGTCTTCGACAAGAAGCTTGACTACAACATGGTGAATCTGTTTGCGTATGCGCGTCACGCCCCGGAGCGTAATGCTGACATCGCAAGAAAGAATGCCGCTCGTTACGACGAGCTTCGCCAGAAGCTTCTCGACAAGTACGACGGCGACCTCAGCAGGGCAACCCTTGCCGAAAGCAAGGATCTTGAGCGTTACCTGACTATGAAGGAGCGGTTCGCCGATCGCGGCTCTGGCATGTCCGATAAGGACGCCGCCGAAATCATGAATCGCTTCCGAGACGAGGGCAAGTACGACCAGTACAACGCTGCGATGAGCTATGTTGATGACCTCGTCAAGTCAACGCAGCAGAAGATGGTTGCCGCTGGCCTCATCGAGGAGGAGGTCGTCGGCACTTGGAATGACAAGTTCTCGTCATACGTCCCGCTCAGTGGTTGGGCTATCGACGAATTCGATTCGCCGCAGAACAGCCCGATGCGCGTTGGTCGCGGTTTCTCGATTGGCGGAAAGGAATCCCTTGCCGCACTCGGACGCCAGACCATGGCGTTCCCGCCTGTCACCAATGCAATCAAGCAGGCTTACGAAAAGACCATCCGCGCAAGGAAGGTCGAGGTTGGTCGTCGGTTCCTGAATCTTGTTCGTACCTTCAAGGACGACACGCTTTGGGAAATCATCGACAAGGACAACCCGATCTTCAACCGTTATATGGATGCCAAGAAGGACGCGGTGCTGCTACGTCGGCAGACCACTCGCGGCCCGGGCGAGGACTTCTTTGAGGTCAAGGAGAACGGCCAGACCGTCCTCATCGACATCAAGGACGACAAGCTTCGTCGCGCAATGCTCAACCTTGGCGCTGCCGACATGGGCGATGTCGTAAACGGCATTCAGAATACGTTTGGCCGCGTGACTTCGTTCCTCTCGGGAATGACCACCCGCTGGAATCCGGCATGGTCTGTGATCAACGTGCCTCGCGACTTCATGGCTGGCATGATCAACCTTGTTGCCGAGGCAGATCTGCAAGACGGACTCATCAAGGGGGCTGGCAAAGTCAACGGAAAGACCGTTACTCAGGCGGCCATCTCTGATTACGTCAGCCTCAAGTACCACAAGGCACTCAGCCGATACCTTGAGAACAAGGCTGGCAATACCGCCGAGGACAACTTCGTCAAGGAGTTCTTCGAGGACGGTGGCGCTACAGGCTACGTTCGCAACTTGGATGCCCGAGAGCTGCACCGCGATCTTCAGTCGAGCATTGACCTGCTCGGCGAGTCCGCCGGGATTGAAGGGGTTGCTGCAACGACTCGCATCAAGCGCGGCCTCAATGGCGTCAAGAATGCAATCGAGCATTTCAACGACATGACCGAAAACGCAGTTCGCGTTGTCGCCTACGTCAATGCTCGCAAGGCTGGCGTGACTAGAGATAGGTCGGCTCTTCTCGCCAAGAACGTGACGGTGAACTTCAACCGTCGTGGCGAAGCTGGGCCGCTAATGAACTCGCTGTACATGTTCTGGCAGGCGAGCATCAACGGCAACCTTCAGTTCTTCCGCACGATGTCATCGGCTGAGGCGCGTAAGGTTATGTACTACGCCGCTGGCGCAGCAGCCGCTGTAACCATGTTCAGCATCGCTTCTAGCGACGAGGAAGAGAACGGCAAGACGGAGTGGGAAAACCTTCCTGACTACGTCAAGGAGACTGGCCTTCCCATAAAGATCCCGGGAATGCCGATGCTCGTTATCCCGCTGCCTTATGGCTACAGCATCCTGACGTATGCCGCCATCAAGGCGACTGAGACGCTTTCTGGAATCGAAAGCGCAGGCGGGTTTGCGTCGAAGGTGCTTGGCAAAATCGTGAACGACGTGATGCCGCTTCGCCTTCCGGGCGGGGACAAGGCTGGGCTTGATCTTGAGGCGACGGGAGTCGTTAAGGCTATCACCCCAACAGCGGTTCGCCCCTTGGTTGACTTGGCCATCAACACGGACTTTGCCGGGAATCCTATCTACAAGGAGAACCCGGAGTTCGCGAAGGTCAAGATGCCGGACTCCGCGCTGCATCGTCGTGGCACTACGGACGCAGCGATTGCGTTCACAAACCTGATGAACAAGGCGACTGGCGGTACCTCGTATCAGCCGGGGCTGATTGATATCAATCCCGACTCAGTCGAGTACCTGATTGGTGAAGTATTCGGCGGCGCAGGCCGCACCCTGATGCAAGCCTATGGCGTTGCGGAGAAGACCGCCACCGGGAAGGATATCGAGATTCGTCAGATTCCAATCCTGAACAAGGTCGTGAAGACAACTACTTGGACGATGAATCCCGGAGACTTCTACGACCGCATCGACTCGGTCTATCGCACTGAGGCGGAGGCCAAGACGCTGCGCGGCTCTGAGCGTGGTGACTTCTTAGATGAGAATAAGGTCGATTACCGCGCATTGCCGCTGGCGAAGTCGGCGCAGTCCCGGCTACGCAAGCTGTATGAGCAAAGAAAGAATATACAAAATTCAACACTCAGCGAGTCCGATAAGGAAGAGCGTATCGAAAGGGTAGAGCTTGAGATACAGAAGGTGTACGACACCTTCAACTCAGGCTATCAGAGAATTTTGGACAGAGAGGGCTAGTCGAACTCGCCGTCCAGAAGATGCAGCTTGAACACCTCGATAAGGAAAAGGATTTTCGCCTTATCGGTGGTGTTCGCGCTGCACGTTATCTGAGCATCTGTGTCCATCGACAGGATTAGGAGTTCTCTCTTCCCCTCGTAACCCTTGTGAGCGTCTAGGATTTCGTCATCTGACGGATAGATCGATACGACCTTGCTGCCCTTTGCCATCGAAGAACACCTCATCCACAATGCTGGCCTTGACTCTAAGGTGGTCTATGTCTGGCTGGACATATTGAGCCGCCATACTCGGCGTTGCCCAGCCGCCTAACGTCATCAGCGTCTTCAAGTCTGACCGCTTACCGACCTCGGTAGCCCACCCTCTCCTAGCAGAGTGTACGCCATAGCCGTCGAGTCCCGCAGCCTTAACGGCGCGTCTCCAAGTGTCAGAATACATGCGCTTATACGGCTCACCCCGTTCATTCACAAAGACAAACTCTGGGTGCGGGGTCGTGTTGCGGACGAAAAGGAGTATCCGCATGGCGGACGCGGAAAGCGGGATGGTCAGTTCCTTCCTAGCCTTCATGCTCGACGCCTCGATGCGAATGCACCGGGAGTCGAAGTCCACGTTTGCCCACTTGAGTCGGCAGATGTTTATGCCGCGCAAGCCGGTCGCTATCGCAAACTCGATAGCCCTACCCAGAGATGGCGGCAACTCTTCAATAAGCTGCTTGGCTTGGTCTGGCCGCAGTACTGGCCGACTCGGAGCTTCCTCCGGCAGCGGGTCAACCTTTGGTATGCGGTCAATCCATTCCCTCTCTAGGGCAAATGAGAAGACTTGCATCAGTTTCTTGGTCGCGTCGTTGACCGACGACGACTTCATGGTCGAGCGAGACTTGACGATATCCCTCGCCCGGGTGACCTGTGCCTTTCCGATAGACCTGATTGGGTGTCCGGAAAAGAACTTCCCGTAAACCTCGATGGCCCACTTGATTTTGTATCTGGACTTCTCCGCTATCGGGGCGGAGTTCTTGTATTGCCAGAAGGCTTCGACTGCCTGATCCCAAGTTAGGTCTTGGTTACCAAAGACTGAATGTTCCATTTTAGGTCTCCATTGAATTCCAACAACGCTTCGGGTCTGACCAGCTCGCCCTGCGAGGCTGCGTAAGACTTCTTCGGCCCAACATTCTTTAGCCTATCAGGCTTCAGTAGCTCGACCGCCGACATCCATCCTGCAATTCTATACTCCGGCATCTGGCCGATGACAAGAACGAAGATGTCCACTTCCATCTTTTTCCACGGAACGGCCAGAAGCATACCGTTCTCTCGCCACGTAGACTTCACATCTACGGTGTGGCCGGATGGCAGCATGCAGTCCACCGCCTTCCTCTCCCCGACATCTAGGTCAGGGTAAATATTCATCGCCTTGCAGAAGGCTATCTCTGCGGCAGCGCCTTCTCTGTCTATCTTGTCGTCAGCGATGTCGCTGACCTTCATGTTGCGCAGACCGTCCTGCCTCGAACGCTGATGCCTAGCCTTGCCTATGTAGGTAGCTAGTTTCTGCTCCGCAAGATTTAACTGCACAAACATTACGCAAGAACGTCATCTATTCTGGCAAGCAAAGATCTAGCCTGTGGGCTTCTATTGGCCCCTATGAGGGGTCTAGCGGCAAGCAATAGCCAGTTGACATGCACAATCTCTTGGCTTGCCTGAAGGAGCAGGTCGCGTTCCCGCTCACTAAGTTCTGGGTTTTCCGCCGCAAGGCGGATGTCGTCTATAACTGCCATATGCTTTCATTGTGTGCCTGTTGAGCCGAACCCTCCGGCCCCCCTGACTGTATCAGAAAGCTGCTGTCCGGCAACTAGCACAAGGTCGGGGATTCGAATGACCATCAACTGGGCAATTCGCATCCCTTTAGTGACGGCAAAGTCACGAGCCTTATTGACATTGTGAAGAATCACGCCTATGTCGCCTCGGTAGTCCGAGTCGATAAGCCCGGGGCTATTCAGTACGGTTACACCGTTCTTCGCGGCAAGCCCAGACCTAGGGAGAATCAAGCCAGCGAACCCGGGCGGTATCTCAACCGATGTCCCGGTCGAGATTACTCGCCATTCCCCCGGGGGGATGATTACCGGAAAGTCTTCCGGTGAGTTAGCGATCAAATCGTACGCAGCGGCTCCAGATGTTCCCTGATGCGGCCTGTTCCCTAAGAACTTAACGTAGACGTCGCTGTCAATCATCATCCCTTGTTTTCCTAAGAGCGTTTTCCCTGACAATCTTTATCTCCTTCGGAGCGTCGAAGCCGAAGTAGATGATGGGTTCTTCTGTAGAACCCCACATCACATGCTTGACGCTGAGGACTCGAATCGTCGTCTCCTCAAGCTTGACGTACGGACTTTGCGGGGAGAACTGAACAAGCCTCCAGTCCGTCTTGTCCCATACGTCCGCGTAAACTCTGGGCCGATCAAAGCTATCGATTACCGAAGTAGCCTTGATCGCCCAGTCGCACGAACCGACGAGGTCATCTGGACTAATGTTGCGTCCAATATAAACCACATCGTTCAGTCGTCGGTTCAGTACAAGCATAATTAAAACGGATCGTCTTCGAAGTCTGGCTGTGCGGCAGGAGCTTGCCGACCCTTGGGTGAACCCTTCTCATCCGGCTTATACGGATCAGAGATCATGCCGGAGAAGTTAGGAGCCTTCTCATTTTCGCTCTGGTTAACCCAGAGGGCAATAGAGATTTTCTCCCCAGCCTTGATTGCACGATGCGCCGTGAAGTGACCGCGAACGTAGGGCTGCTTGCCGCCACGCTCATACTTGTCGTTCTTCCACAGGGCAACCTTACCGTCTTCCTTATACTGGCTCATTCCAGAATCTCCACTTGATATGCAACAGTCGCCTTCTTTCGGTAGGAGTCGAGAGTGCGACCTTTACTCTCCAACAACTCATTCAGGTTCAGTTCCTCAAAGACAGCCTTGTAGTCAACTGAACCCTTACGCTCGATACGGGATATCTTAACAGCACCGTTTGTGCATGAGCCATGCTCAGTGCCAACCTTCTGCTTGAGTTCATCGAACTCCTTGCGAATCGGAGCGGATGCCTCGTCAAGTTTCTTGAGTTGGGCAGCGAGGGTGGCCAAACGGAGCATGGAATCGTTCGCGATGAAGGCGACCTTGTTCTCGCTGTCAAGGAACGGCTTGCACAGTTCCTCATCAGCGACGATGCGAAGGTAGTCTTCGTGGAACGCTTTCAACTTCGGAAGGACTGACTCAATCCACTTCGGGTCTCGCTCAAGACGCTCGACATGTGCGTTGTCATCGCTCATCCAGCACACGAAATCGCACCACTGCGTCCCGGTAACCTCCATCACTAGGCGGCACTGGGCTTCGTAGTACGGCTTGTCCTTTAATGTATATACATTTTTTGCGTAGTACGGCGTCTTGACCTCGATGCACCCATCGAAGCCAACGAGTCCGTCAGGGGATGCCCCTAAGAACGGAATGTCGTTGTGAGTAATGAAGCCAACCTCATCGACCATGTAGCCTCGATTGACCTCGAGGTAGCGCCGACCGTAAGCCTCATGCTCCTGCCCGTGCTTGGTTGCGGCATTGCCCTTGAACTCGCGTTCAGCACCCTTGGCCTCACGCACCATCTCGCGCATCACATCGGATGGGCTTTGATGCGGGTTAAGTCCGAGGATTGTGCCGACTCGCGAGCCGGTAATCTTGCCGATACGCTCGGCAAGCCATGCCTCTGTTCCCTGCTTATTTGCCATCGAACTTCTCCGCAAGCGTCTTAGCCGTGTCGGTCATCTTTTCCTTCCACTCACCCCAAACGCCACGATTTTCGGCGGCCTTGCTGATTCCAGCGAAACGGCGACGAAGGTCGTCTTTGCTCTTCGCTTCTGATAGATAGGCGAGGGAAGACTCAAGGGAGAAACCTGTGTCCTTTTTGTCTTCCTGAACTGCTGGGGCTGGCGCAGTCTCGCCTGTGAAAATGTAGTGGCCGAGACCGAAGAGGGCGATGTTCTTGACGAGGCATCGCATCTTGGTGTCGTTGATGTCGCGTGAGTCCGGCTCCTTGACGGCGTTGTTCCGGTTGTCCATGACGGGCAACCAGCAGCGGCGCGTTACGCCGGAGACCGTGAGTACGCAGCGTACTTCGCAAGATCCGTCTGCGAAGAACCAAACTTCTGAGCCTTCGCTGTTACGCTCAAAGTAAAAGTCTGAGTTAGGGTAGTGATCCATGAGCTTCGCCCATGCCCACGCCCAAGGCAGGTACGTAAGACCAACCTTCTTCTCTACGAAAGGGGTGACATCGATCTGGCTAAGGGTTTGCCAGATTTCTTTGGCAGTAGTTGCATCCAATACTGGATTGCCGCTAAAGCGAACTGTCGGTTGCGTTGAGATCGCAAAATTTGTTATGTCCATAGATCCTCCATAAGCTCCAATCGAGCAGATGGGGAAAGACTAATCCCGATTCAGGACTGTGTCAACACCCCCTTGACACGCTGGGTGTCCTAGAGACTAGAATCGCCTTCCACGTTTGAGGATGGAGCAAATGGAAAAAAGATACTTCGATGGGGTATTCATCCCTAGCGGTCTATGGGTTAGCCAAGACCTGACTTGGATGGAGAAGATTCTTCTGGCGGAAATTAGATCCCGCCAAACCGGCGACTGGTTCTCGGTCGGCAACGGCGACCTTGCGGAATCCCTCGGCGTTTCGCCGCCCAGCATCTCTGCCTATCTCGCTCGCCTGTATTCCAAAGGATACATCGAGGTGAAGAAGGGGGGCGAGGCTCGCCTAGTTCGTGTAACTCGCGAGTGCAATATCCTTTGGTATGCCCTTCAGAATCCTGAAGGGGGGGTTCAGAATCCTGAAGGGGTCGATTCCCTTTCAGAACAAGCACTTGACTCGGATTTGTTCGCGGATGCTTTACATAATCCGGGCTTCCGTGAAAGTAAAAAAGAAAGAACCAAAGAAAAAAGTATTAGTAGTAATAAGAATATATCTAATATAGATATATATAAGAGCAAGAACCGTGCCAGCGTAACACTAGAAGAAGTGGTTGCGGAGTACCACGGCATCCTGCCTGACCTTCCTCGGTGTATCGCCTTGACGGAGAAGCGACGGACTATGCTCCGCGCTAGATGCAGGGAGACGATTAGCCTTGACGGGCGTACTCAAGATCCGGGTACCCTTGAGTTCTGGCAGAAGTTCTTTCGCTTCGTAGGCGAGTCGCCCTTCCTCACGGGAAAGACCATGCCATCTCAGGGCAGAAAGCGATTCATCGCTGACATCGACTTCCTGCTTTCGCCGCAGGGCTTTGGACGAATCATCGACGGGAAGTATCACCGTGAGTAACTTGTCACCTGTCGCCGCAGAACAGGCTTTCCTCGGCGCAATGATGTTGGAGCCTTCGCTTTTAAGCGAATCAATTCTTAGCCCGGAAGACTTCTCCGCTCCGGCGCATCAGTATTTGTTCGAGACAATGCAAGGTTTGTTCAAGGCCGGGAGGGATGCGTCCACGATCGGGCTTCTCGATGCGATTCCCAGAACTTCGGAGGAACGCTACCTTGTCGGAGACATCGTCTCTAACACGGTCGGCGCAGCGAACTGGAAGTCGTATGAGGCGGCCATCAGAGAAGCGAAGATTCTTAGGGGATTGTCGGAATCCGCTGACCAAATCATACCAATCCTTCAGAGCAAGTCTCCCCTTGCCGAAAAGGTTGATGAGATTCAGCGCATGTTCAGCATCAATCATGCGACTGAGCGGTCTGTCCAATCGAGCAAAGACCTAATCTCAGGCCTTATTGATTACATGGAGAAGGCCGGGGCATCAAAGGATGGGATGCTCGGTGTGCCAACGGGTTTCAAAGACCTCGACTCGCGCTTCCGTGGCTTCAGGCCGGGAGACTTGGTTATCGTTGCCGGTCGGCCATCGATGGGCAAGACGACATTTGCTCTTAATATTGCCCTCAACTCTGCGATATCTGGCAAGAAGGTCATGATCTTCACGCTTGAGATGTCTTCTCAGCAGGTCATGCAGAAGCTGCTTGCCGCGCAGGGTCACATCCCTGTCAGCAGCATCATCGACGGCTCCGCCTTCGACGCCTACGGAAACCGCGTTTCCAAGGCTCTAGGCCAACTCAGCGAAGCGTCCATCTTCATTGATGAGACACCGGCAATCACGGTTCAGCAGCTTTCCTCGAAGGCTAGAAGGGCGAAGCCCGACATGATACTTGTCGATTACATCGGCCTGATGACTGGCGGTGGCGGCAATAGGGTTGAGGAGATGGGAAGGATTTCCAGCGGATTGAAGTCGCTTGCCAGAGAGCTTGGAATCCCCGTTGTCGCCCTGTCTCAACTTAACCGTGGCGTCGAGCATCGAGAGGATAAGCGTCCTATGATGTCCGACCTTAGAGATTCCGGCTCCGTTGAGCAGGATGCGGATATAATCATGATGCTCTACCGCGAGGACTACTACGACCCCATCAGCCCTGCTCAAGGGTATGTTGAAGTCCTCACAAGAAAGCATAGAATGGGTGAGGTTGGAACGGACTTTCTGCTATTCGCGAATCGCGAATCGCGGTTTGCCGATGCGGACACGAAGCCGCAAAGGGCATGGGAACAGAAGACAAAGGAGGCGCGGCATCTGCCGTTCTAGTATGGATCAAGAGAATTTCGCACAGCGCATCCGCGATCTGAAGCAACAGATGATGGATGCCGAAATCGCAGTCGCCCAGTCCGAGGCGAATCTAAAAAAGCTTTACGCCATGAAGAAGGTCGAGGCAGCAGCCTCCGGCCTCAAGGCTGATAACGCGCAGCAAACCTACGCAGACGCTGACGATGAAGTCTTTGCCGCCCGACTTGAGGTCGGCAAGCAAAAGGCTTTTCTTGCGGCAGCCAAGGTCGAGGCCAGGGCGAGGGACGTTGAGTTTGAAACTTGGCGTACCGAACAAGCAAATGTTCGCCGAGAGAGGAGCAGGTACGGATGACACTTAGAGGCAGGCGGCCCTCAAAAGCCGAGCATGAATGGCTCGACGAGGTTTCAAGTTTAGGCTGTATTGTTTGCAGGATTCATCACAATGTCTGGTCACCGGCAGAAATTCATCATCTCGAAGGCAAGACAAAAAAGTTTGCTCACTTCAAGATCATCCCTCTCTGCCCGACACATCACCGAGGAGGCATTGACACAGATTTTGCAGCTAGTCGTCACCCGTATAAAGCATCGTTTGAAAAACGGTATGGAACCGAAGAGGAGTTATTGAATGAAGTCTGTAACCGAGTCGGGAAAGATTCAGGTTGGTGGGAATCACTACAAGAATCTGAAGATTCAACCGACTAAGTACTGCATCGCGAACCGAATCCCGTTCGCCGATGGCAACGTAATCAAGTACATCAGCCGACACCCGTACAAGAACAAGGAGCAGGACGTACTCAAGGCGCTGCACTACTGTCTTCTCATCCTTGAGAACGAATATAGAATCACGCCACCGATGGCATGGAGTTACTTGAATGGCGATAAACAGCAGGGCGAAAGGGGCGGCAGCCGAAAGAGAAGTGGCCGCTCTAGTGTTCGACGAACTCGGGGTAAGGCTCCAGAGAAACCTAGAGCAGTACAGGTCAGACGAGCAAGGTGATCTGAACGGCTTGGATGGCTGGACTATCGAGGTCAAGCACTATGCCAAAGCGATAGACTACAAGCCGGAGTGGTGGCGTCAGGTAACTGCCGCCGCCATCAGTAATTCAGAGGAGCCAGCACTGGTCTGGCGCGGCAACCGTCAAGCATGGAGGGTGACAGTTAGGTTAGCGGCGATCAACTCTGACATAGCGTTTGATCTGGCCGACGAACCTGTAACGCTGTCTTTCAAAGCATGGTCAAGCCTCGTAAGAGAAAGCCTCAAGCCATCGCGCCATACGTCTCAGACTTTCCAGTCCTCAAGTGGGCAGATCGATGCGGTAAGCATCTCCATCACGAAGAGCGAGTAGCGTGGCTAAACGAGAATGTTCCAGAGTTCCTGCATGAGCAGACTCTTGCGATTTCTTACTACACGCTTTGGAAGGTGATTCACGACCTGCCATCAAAGGCAGAACGTCGAGCGGCAATAGACGAGATACCCGACCCTATGTACAGGAGGATGGTCGAGAACTTCATATTGCATTGGTGGAACAAAGTACATAAGATGTAAAGCTGAAAGCGATTTGCTTTCGAAGGAGATAACAATGGCTATGATGAAGAAGAGCAAGGCCGCGAAGAAGCCGGTCAAGAAGGCCGCCGCGAAGCCGATGGCCAGCAAGCCGATGCGTTCTGGCGTTGCCGTTAAGAAGGGCAAGTAATCGTTCGATTACAGAAGAGGGGGCGGTAATACCGCCCCTCTCTTTTAGTCTTCCCAAGTAATCTTTCCGCCGAATCGCCTAGCGTCGTTCTCTATTCGGCGCCTCTTGGCTGAGAGAGACTGGTCTCCAGTCCAGATAAGCCACCACCACTTCGAGACCTTGGCTTTGAACTCCCTCCAGCTCTTGGACTGGAGTTCGTATTCCGTATCTCTGATTTCCTGCATGGTGTACAGGGGCTTCACGGAAGCCCATTCGTCTTTCGGTTTTGTCGCCGAAATGTATTTGTATTCGCGACCCATTCCGTCTGCTGTTTCGACGAGATAGCAGATCGGCTCTTTACTTTCGTCTTTTCGTTTCACGCTTTATCTCCTTCATTGCCCTCTCCATCGGCTCGTAATCCTCCGGCAGACCGCAGTACCGCATCAGGGTCAGGCAAGCCTCCCTCACCTCCATTGCATTCTCTACGTCCACCGAGAGAAAGACGTCCAAGATTTGGTCTTTTACGATGTCCTCTACCTGCTCGGGAAAAACTTTTACGACGTACAAGGTACCTCGACTCGGAACTCCCGAACAGTAAGACGTCGAGGCTGCCCTCTCTTTTAGCTTCTTCCGCTTCATCTATGCATCTCCCTAATGTCCTCACCCACCAGTCAACGTCGGTCATCGACCTAAACTCTTCCTGAGTCATGCCCCTTCTGCGTGACTTCTTGTTGCAGAGCGAGCATAAGATTCCCTTGCCTGCCGATGGCAGGCTACAGGCTTCGCACCTTTTGCCGTACATCCTATCTGTCATTTGAACTTGGACATGTCTCTGTAGTAGTACTCACAGTCTTCGTTCCAGTTATAGAACGGAGCGATCGTGAAATACGCTTGCCATTCTTCGTTTGGCTTCGCCGTAAACCTGTAGCAGGTATCCCTGCGAGGACAAACATTTCCTTCGTGTTCGCCCGAACACTTTGTTATATCAGCCATCATTATTCTCCGCGAACTTGAACCACTCGCAAATCTGGTTCATGACTTCATGCCGTATTACTTCGATGATCCGATCTTCGCCCGGATCTTTTTCGTACTTAAACGCACGTCGAACACCGATGGCTATGCCGTCATCAACGGCCATCTGTATTACCTTGTATGTGTCTGGGGTCATTTGCGTAGCCTAGAGTTAGTGAACTCTTTCTCGATGCGGATATACCTGTCATGTCTTTTGATGCCGCGATGCGCGGCACTCAGTATTACGGACAGGGGGACTCGCCACTTCTTGGCTATCATCGTGTAGGTTGGTTTCGTCATGCGTCCAAGTAACGCTTTCCTGCTCTTGACCCTGAGCAGGACTTTGTACTGACGTATCGAGATGCTTATGTGGAAAGGCATGTTTGCTCCATCGAAATCCGTTTGCCTACGCAGTCACCAATAATCCACGCCGCCCCTCTTCGCCGCCCACTCTGGCGGAGGAACCCTGCGCCACTCGTAATCCCTAGCCGCCCTGAGTCTTCGAATAAAAAGAATAAAGTCCATGATCATTGGTTTCTCCCAAGTTGCATCTTCAGGTATGCCAAAGTCCTATCAGGCATACGCCTCCATCTCTTGCTTTCCCTATTCACCCGCCAGCTCTTGACCGTGTCGTAACTGGTCATGGACAGGCGCATGACATCCTCAATCTTCAACTGCATCGAGGCCATCATCGACTTGAGTTCTTCGTTGGTGTCTGTCTTCTTCCCAGACCACTCTTGCGAGATGGCCTTCTTTGGAACCGCCGCAAGGGCGGAGACTACTTGCTCTTTTGTGACTGACATTACGAGTACTCGACGTTAGCGGAGCCATCCATGATTTCTACCCAAGCAGAAACCTTGTGGATAGGCGAAGGGTCACCGTCTGGGTTGTAGACAATCCGGCAAACCAATTCGCCGGATGTGTCCAATACCCTGACCTCGTTGACGTACATCAACTTCTTTCCTTTCAGGACAGAAATGACGGGCTGACGAATCTCAGCCCGTGCATTCCCCTTGTCTTTGACAAGGTGTGACATATAGACAACAGTCACCAGAGAATCTTCCTCGCCCAGTAGTTGGCCGAGAACTTGTCGTCCTTCGTCAACTTTCCTGACTTGTCACGGATGCCGCCGGAACGGGCAAGGTAGTTCTTGCGTCGCTCCTCGCTGCCGTGCTTGGTGTAGTCGCTCATGCCGCGCAACCCGAAGCGAACGAGTTTGACATCGTCGCCCTTCTTGGCGAGAACCATCTTCTTTTGCTTCGCCCCGGCAGGGGCATCGACAGGCTTGTTGAAACCGGGGAACTTGTGTCCCCGGTAAACAATCTTGCCGCCCTCACGCTTGACGTCACTCGCCTTCACTTGCGCTTGCCCTTCTTCTTCGGAACACCGGCCTTCGACAGGGCGATGGCGACCGCTTGCTTCTGCGCCTTGGCCTTGCTCTTCGGGCGAGAAGTTCCGATCTTGCCCTTCTTCTTGTACGAACGCATGACCTCCGAGATGTTCTCGGACACGACCTTCTTACTCTTTCCAGACTTCAACGGCATTTGACTTTTCCTCTCTTGGTTATGTGTACATTGTACACCGAAAGACTACCCTTCGTGCTTGCTGTTAATCCGCTTTACAGAGGCGGACAACCCCTTTTGTTCGTCATCCGACAGGCCGGAATTCAGAACGCCAGTAAGTGAATTGCGTACCCCACCGGGGAGTTCTGCGGCGACCTTGGCAAGTGCCACGTAGGTCTCCTTCGGAAGGGCGTTAAGGATGGGGACTGCTGCTTTAAGGACTGCGTAAAGGCTCATTAGATTGCTCCATTAAATGTGGACAGGTGATGTAATTCCATAACTCTCAATGTCTGACTTGGTCACTTGGCGGAGCCTCGTCAGCGCCGATTAGTTCGAAGAACTTATCCGGCTCGACGATGACCCGCTTGAGGCAGTTCAGCAACTGAACAGAACCCCTGTAGTGTTGCTCGGCTACCAGCCTCTGCGCTTCTGTGATGATAAGCACGGTAATCATCGCAAGACATTCCGCTATAGCCGCTTTGCCATGTTTCTGTGCTTCCTTCATCAAGTCGGTATTGGCTATGCCAATCGCCCACTCATTCCAGTCGCAACCAAAAACGTCGTGTTCCGTTATTTGATTCTCGCTCACGCATCACCGCTTGTAAGGTAAACATTTTTCGCCATGTTGTCGTTCCCGCAGTAGGGACACATCTGCATTAGGTCTTCCTCTCTGTGCATGTGATTCGCCTTACACACTAGGCAAACCATTTCCGATCTAATCTTCTTCTGTATTACGACCTTGTCGTAAGTCTTCTCGTATTCATGAGCGACGATACGGTAACTGTACCCGGGAGTGCCTCCCCGAACCGCGTCATCGAAGCAACGCTTCGACTCCTCGAAGTCGGAGAACATCCATACTTCACCGCACTCGTCTCGAATTGCGTTCCATAGGTCGCTCAAGTTTTTCACTTCAACGCTGAACCGTATCACTTTTAGTACCTCCTCCACGCCTCACTATTCGTGGGGTGTGGAAATCGTTTACGAACGGCACAATCGGGAAAGGAAGTTTTTGGTCGCTCAATGTCGAGGCGAACAGCCTCGCAGCACGGAGTGATTTGAAGCACCCTACCGATTGGTATTCACCCGAGTTGTTCGGGTAATGAACTTCCCATCTAACCAAATTACCTCCCTTTCTCCATGTTCATGTCGGTTCCATCCAACCAAATCTCACAGCCTTTCGCCCATGCGGAGTCGCTTGCACGTTCCGTCTTGAACTCATCCACCTTTGCGTAGATGTGCCACTCCTTGCCGGTCATACGCAGTTCTTGATTTCTGTTGTAGTCGAATCCGAATAGCGTCTTTCGCGGCGGCAACCGCATGGACTTGGGCGTTGTCATCACTCCCCCCGCACCTTCATGTACTTGTCGCAGTACTCTGCGAGGCCACGGTCATAGCCACGGCGGTAATAGAATCGCTGCTCCCCAAGGTAAGGGTTGCAATCCGCGCCGTTCCACCGCCCGTCGTAATAGCCACGGAACATGGCAAGGCTGAATCGAATCAGGTCAGCCATAAGTTTTCTCCTCTACGTTGATGCTCTTGAGCGTCTCCTCTGGAGACAGTTTTGAAATCACTTTGAGCCACGCCTCGATCTTGCTGTGGGCATCGACCGCCTCCATACGCACACTCTTTTCATGGGTGTACGAGATGTAATACTTCTTCGGATACGGCATGGCTACACCATCATTCCGTAGCCAAGGAACTCGACGGAGTCCTTGACCTGCTGCAAGGTGACTCTAGGCGAGATGGATTCACCCATCTCGTCAGCCCCAAGAATCAGGCCGCGACCGGCTAAAGGCTGCGGATATCCACGGAACTTGAAGAACGGCGTGGCCTGTTCACGCAGTAGTCCTTCGTCATCGACGAAGATTCCGTCGTTCGAGTAGCCAATGTTTACGACAGTAAACGCACGGCAACCGTCTCCGATGATGCGGCTAATCTCTCTGAAGTCCCCGTTGTAATCGACAACGGAGACCGTTTCGGTGTGCGGGTCAATCAGTATCGCTTCCATTTTTTGCTCCATTAGTCCTGCTGTAGCCAGCAAACGCGATTATCGATAGTGGGAATAAGTCCTACTCGGTAGTCTGTGCAAAACAAAGCACCGGCATCGTTCCCCTCGTCGTCGCGGGAAGGCCACATAATGTGGCCGTTATCAAACTCAATAACAACTGAGCGGCTATCCCACCCAAGTCGGCTAACCTCCAAGTCATTAAGGTATCGGACGGCGACAATCTTTCTGCCGACCAAAGCATTGGCAGCCTTGCTTGCCCAGTAGTCCGTAGCGGACACGTTCTCCTGCTCCATTTCAGAACTCACTCTTGATACTCCTCATCAGCCACTCTGGTAAAAAAACAGGCCGTTTCAGCCACTCTGGTAATAAAACAGTCCGTCGCCGTTTTCATCTTCTGAAAACTCAACGCCTGTCACCCCTTCAATATCGAAGTCACGAATCTCAACGTCTACACCATCGGGACACTCCGTGACATGAGCGATGCCGCCAATGATTTTTATGACAACCTTTCCCATTTGACCTCACTCCTCCACAGAGACGGCGTCATGTATCCAAGCGGATACAGACTTAACAGGCGCAGACCAGTCTCCACGCACGACCTTCTTGATCTCATGCGTGAGTTCGTCGATGACAGTATCCGCATCCTCGCTGTCTGGGTTTTCGATTCCATCGAATTCGAAAACGACAAGTGCCTGTAGTTTTTTACTCACCCTCGACCTCCTCGTCGAAAAGCAACTCGTTGATTCTCGCCATGTCCGCGACCTCGTCCTCACTCATGTACAGCAAGGCCGCAAGTAAGGCTTGCTTTGGGTCTAGAAGGCCGTCATCGACGGCCTCTAGGATTTGATTAGTAACCTTTCGCGTCATGCCTTGTGGCTCCCCCTCGCACGGATGGCGTTGACGATTTCCTGCGCGTTGTTGTCGCTGATGCACAGCCCGTAAACAATCTTCGCACACGCCTCCCGCTCGGCCTCGACCGCTCGGGCGATGGCGTCCGGCTCCGCAAGCGCGGCGTCGAGGGCGGCGATTTCGGCGCTGTAATCCGATTTCTCGCCGCTTGGCCTAATCGTTTTGTCCGCGTCTCTGAACGCCGCGTGCAATCTCCAGACCACAGCGCGGGGCAGGGTGATGTTGTCGCTCACGGCTGCACCTCCTGCTTTTCTTCGACATCATTAATGAATTCTTCGGCGTGTACGCATCCGAAATCGGTAAAGGCTTCGTCATTTTCTTCCCACAGTTCTTGCGCCATGTCCGAAGCCTCGTCGCTGTCGTTGGCTTCTACCTCAATTTGATAAACCCGGTGTTCAATCCGGGCAAGTGACACCACAAACTTTTTCATGCCTTGTCCCCTTCTTTAATCTGCACTTGGCAATCAATCGTCCACGATTCGAGGTGGTACCTGTTCGGGTCGAGGTTCATCTTCCGCAGTTGCTCGCGGAACATCGCGGTGATGCCTTCGTAGAACCCTGCATCCACCAACTCATAAGCATCGGCCAACTCGACGCTCAACTTGTTCGGCGCAGGGTCGTCCTCGTCCACCATGTACTCGTCCGGGTCTTCATACCATGTCGTCCAGTACGAATCGCCATCGCCATCGGCGTAAGCCTCCTCCCATTCCTTGGGTGAGTAGTGCTTGTGCAAGCAAGCATCGGAGCAGTAATACTCACAGCCGCTGTCGATGCAGTAGCCCTCGTTCATACCAGCGCCGCACTCGTCGCAAGTACGGGCGTATTTCTTGTAGGCCATAAATCAGCCCTCCATTACACCGTATACGGTGTAAGTCCATCGTGTTCGAACAGGTCACGAATCCACTCGACGGCTTTAGCCGGGTCGTCGGCGACCAACTCCTCGGCCTCCTTCTCGTCCTCGTAGCAGTAGGCAAGCAACGCCGCAGCCTTCCACGGTGCGTCGGCTACCCATTGCTCAAGAGTGTCTCGGACGTAGCAGTTATGAGCCGACCGGACTATCGACCGAACCGACTCTGACGATACCGGCTTGACCGTAGTGTCCTTGGCGGCGCTGCTTTCCTTGACGGAATAGCCGCTGTCCCAGTCGTATTCCTGCCAGTAGTTGCCGTGGGCATACTTGCCGTAGTTGCCGTAGTTGCCGTAACTTTTGGAGCCGGGAACATGAAACCCAAACTTGGACGGAGTCCAAGCGTAGGTATTGGACAACCACGCACCGTTGAAAACGACACCGGCAGAGCGATTGATGATGACGGTATCACCGTCGCCAGTCATAAACCCAAACTTGTTTGACGTACCGATAAGGTCGCCGATAAACGATTGCCACTCTGGGTCGTGAACAAGGTACTTGTTCCCCTCGATGGCGGGTTGAATGATGTTGCGGATGAAGTGCCAAGTGTCCGACTTCGTCGGATCGTTGTCGTTACCGGCAGACAGCACACCGTTGTGAGCAATCCACAACTCATCGGTTACGAAGTAAGGGTGGCAATTAGTCAGGTCGATGTCGCCGTGAGTCTGCATACGAGCGTGCCAGATGCAGCGTCGGCCTTCGGCATACTGCCGATAGAATTCGATGAATTCTGCGGCGGTAGCCGGAATGGATTTCTTGACAACTACCTTGCCATTCTCGGCATACATAATGCCGAGACCGTCACGGTTTTTGCTGTAGACATCGGTGAGGAAAGCGTCGGTGAAGACTACGTCTTCGGGTTGTTCAACGAGCAAGCACATATTCCATTGTCTCCGTGGTTAGGCAGCGATTTGGTTCTGCTTTGAGCGTTCCCCGATATATCGGAGGAACGTCGCACATTCTTTCGGCATCTTCTTCTGAACGAAGTTCAGAAACCCGGCGGCATTGAGCGACTTGAGGCTCGACTCAGCCGGTCGAGTAAACTCGACAAGGGCATGGACAAACTGGGCGGCGGCAACCACCGCGTCGTACTTCAGGGTTCCCCTGAAAATGCGAAACTCGATGGTGCGGCGATTGGTGAGGTTGATGGCCTCGTACCTATCCATGCTGACGTAAGCATTGCCGAGTTTCTTGGGATGGATTCGGCAGAATCCATTTGAGTAGCGGCGAGCGACTGCTTCGATGAGCCACCGATTATCGGTGTCGTTCACGAAGCACACCATCTTTGAAATCTGAAGATTCGTCATGCCACGCCGTGAAACGTGGACATGGAGACCGCAGGTCTCTGTATTGTGTGACTTCAGGCCGTTGGTAAGCCGGGAGTCGTTGAGGAAACCGAAGGTTTCCGTAATCATCGGCAGCGACATAGGCTGTGTGATGATTTCAAAGCCGTTCCGTAAGGAACCGTCCCGCTCGAAAAACACTCGGTGACCTACGTCACCGTTGTTTATTTTCTCATGCAACCGATTGACGATATGCTTTCGGTCACCATCGGTGACCTCGACCTCCAACTCGACGCCCATGTGCCGACCGTAGGTCGCCGTCCACTTGTCGTCGATAGGCTCTTGCGAGTCTTTCGATGAATGGTAGTCGCCGAGAATCGGCGGTGAGTAGTCTTCGTGGACGTAGCGATCCTCGTCCTCGTCATAGTTGAAGCAATCCGGCGGATTCTCGCCGTCAATCCATGTATCGCCGCCAAACTGGTCGGTAGCCATCACAGCGTCGTAACGGCGGATGTATTCTTCAGAATACTCCGACCAAACGTAGCGGTCTTCGATACATACACGGCAAATGGCATCGTTGCCTACAGATTGCGATTCATCGCAATACTCCAATTCGCCGCAATCGTCGCAAGTAATTAGGTCGAACCGCTCGTTCCGCAAGTACTCATCGACTACGTCGAAGTCCTCGCAACCCTTGGCGAGGTTGTGCATATCACGGACATCGCCGATGTATATGCTGTAACTATTGTGTTCGCACTTCATCACCACATCTACGATGTGGTAGCCCTCGGAAACCGAATGGGCGGCAAATTTCTGTAGAAAGTCCTCGGTATAGACAGATACCGAGGCGCTGATGCCGCTACTACGGCGATTCGCAATCATCACCTGAACAAGTCTCTTGACTTGTTCCGGGTCTCGCCGCAACAAAGTCATAAAATGACGTTGCAGCGTTTCGCGGCCTTTCCCCGTCTCTAGACGGGATGTCAAATACGGCAACTTCAGCAAGTGCATATGCGGGTCTCCATTTACGGGTAGTCCATTCACACTTCCAACCAACCAGTCTGTTTACTGGTTCTGTAAGCACCTTCACAAAACAAGGTGCTTACAGAATCAGTAACCAACCAACCCGGCGACTCTCACCGATGTACTTTGTACACCGGCAAGAGCCACCAGTCAATGGGTCAGTTCCTGACCCACCGTCCCTCGTCGCCGACCGAAAAAGCACCCATCCATTGGATGGAACGAGCCGCGGCCTTAACCTGACCGGGATGCTTTGCCCATTTGGGCAAATAGGCTTTCTTGGCGACATAGGCCATGAAGTTACGCACCTCATCATCGGAACGATGATGGGCAGAAAGGAACCAGTCAGCCAGTCGCACACCGTCAATCCGCTCACGCCGAACCGCCGACAGATTGCCGGACAGCGAATTCGCAAACTTGATGCCACGTTCGAGATGGATGCCCATGTTCGTCTCCGTAGTGTTCAATGTACACCGGCTAAATCCAAGCGAGCCAACCATTGTGCCGATTCAATGGGGGCTGTAAGGGGGGAAGACTCTGAAAGAATTTTCCTCCCTCACAAATCTCGGGAGGAAAATTCTGAAAGAGTCAGGGGGATTCAAAGAGACAAGATCTTCTTTATGAAGAAGCAATCTCATATGCCATTAGAGATGCAATTTCTAATGCCAACAGGAGTTGGCATGAAATTGCTTATATCTCTTAATGGCATATAGATTGCATTTGATGCGAGGGTCACACTAGAATCCGGCTATGTACACCGAAAGACACGCCAAACAACGGCAGAAGACAGCCAAATGGGCTGTCTTCGCAGCAGCCTATGTCGAGACCGGCAATGCCACGGCATCGGCCATAAAGGCCGGATATTCCGAAAAAGGAGCCGCCAAGACCGGATGCAAACTCCTAAAGGAGCCGAAGGTTCAGGAGTTCATTGCCTCTACGAGGCAAAAACTTGTGGATAAAGCGGAAGTCAACGCTGAATGGGTCATTCAGCGACTCAAAGAGGAGGCGGCTAGTGCCGAAAACCCTTCTGCAAGGGTTAAGGCACTAGACCTTCTGGCGAAGCATCTCGGCATCTATGCTCCAGAACAGTCACAAGTGACTGTTAACGAAGGTTTTTTTGCCGACATCGGCGACGGCGAGACATCCCATTAAGGGATGTCTTCCCTTCTAGGGAATCGCAAGATGCCGAAGGCATCCTAAAGGCATAGGTGACCTATATCCGCACAAGGTGACATCACGCAGCAGGGGGAGGGGGGTGCTTCCTTGGGCAGCCAGACCCCCGCCCATGAGCCTCTCCACGTTACCTCCTCCTCCCGGTATAAGCGGTTTACCAAGCACGACCCCCGAGTCGTCAAGTTAGCCGAGCGGCTGAAGTCCGACTTCCCCCTATACGCAAAGAAGTTGTTGCGTATTGTCAACAAGCAGGGAAAGATCGTCCCCTTCGGGATGAACCGAGGCCAGCTTCTCGTCCACGAGGAGATTGAGTCTCAGCGCCGTGAGACGGGTAAGGTTCGGGTTCTGATCCTTAAAGCCCGTCAGTTGGGTATCTCGACCTATGTACAGGGGAGATACTTCTGGCGGGTAACGGGTCAGCGGAACAGTTCCGCGTTCGTGCTATCCCATTTGGCGGAATCGACCTCCAGCATCTTTAGGATGGTCAGCTTCTTCTACGACAAGCTTCAGCACCCCTTCTTCAAACCACCCCTTAAAAGCCGCTCACAGGGCTTTATAGCCTTTGGCGGGATTGAGTCGCAGTACCGAGTGGGTACGGCGAGAACCGGCCAGACGGGCCGAGGGCAGACTAACCAGTTCGTCCATGGGTCGGAGGTGGCTTACTACCCCGAAGGTACGGATATCTCGGCTGGCCTCTTACAGACCGTAGGTGACGAGGGGACGGAAGTCATCCTTGAGTCCACAGCCAACGGCATGTCGGGGTGGTTTTACGAGGCTTGCCTCAAGGCATTGAGGGGTGAGGGTGAGTACAAGCTGATCTTCGTGCCTTGGTTCCTTCTTCCTGAGTACTCGCGAAAGCCCCCGGGCGACTTTGTCCGGGATGGGGAAGAAGAGATGTTGGCCGAGGAGTATGGGCTGACGGATGCCCAGCTCTATTGGCGGAGGGCGAAGGTTGCCGAGTTAGGCGATGACCTTTTCCGGCAGGAGTATCCGGCTACCCCCATGGAGGCGTTCCTGACTACGGGACGTACCTTTGTGGAGCCGAAGTACTTGGATGCCGTACAGGAAGAGGTTTGGTCGCCAACCTTCGTGGGGGATGTGGTTGAGGGGGTTTTTCGGCCTATGGCCGAGGGGCCGCTCCGAGTCTGGTCGCCTCCCATGGAGGGAGAACGCTATTCGATCGGAGTGGACGTCGCCGAGGGCTTGGAGAACGGCGACTACAGTTGCGCACAAGTTGTCGATTCCAATGGCAGGCAGGTTGCCTGCTGGCACGGACACGTTGATCCGTGGGAATATGGTGACATCTTGAAATCGTTAGGATACTATTATAAAAAGGCGTGGCTCTTGGTTGAGAGAAACAACCATGGGTTGACCACTCTGCGTAGATTACAGGATTTGGGCTATCCAAATCTATATGTCGAACAGACGGTCGATCACGCTTATGGGGACAAGATGACCCGGAAGGCGGGGTGGCTTACGACGAGTAAGACCAAGCCGCTGATCATCGACAACCTCGCTGCCCTGATTCGTCAGGGTGAGGCAGGGGTCGCTGATAAGGAATTGCTGGAAGAGTTGAGGACGTACGTCATTGACGCACGGGGCAAGACGAATGCGGCGCATGGGTGCTTTGACGACAGGGTCGTAGCTTATGCAATAGCAATATTCGGGTTGAACTCCATGCCGCGTCGAGAACGAACGTGGTCTACTAGGCCAGAAATTGCTGACTCAATTGCGGGTTACTAATGAATAGAGAAGACGAATATCCAGAGCCGGGCGATCTCGTAGTCGAGAACGGCATGTCTTCGCCGACTGATTCACAGTCCGCTGTATTCAATGACCTTGGTTCCCGGCTCCGGGGTCAGTTCGAGACTTGGAAAGATTCCCGCCAGCGCATAGAAGACGAGTGGCTCGTTGACCTTCGCCAGTTCCTTGGCATTTACGAGCCTGACATTTTGGCGCGTCTCCCGCCCGGGCGTTCGCGAGTATATGTTGGCCTTACCAGAACTAAGGTCATGGCCGCTTACTCCCGTATCGTCGACTTGCTCTTCCAACCGGGAGAGTATTTTTATTCCATCAACCCTACGCCGATTCCCACGATCCCCGGCTTGGAAACCAAGCTCATGGTCGAGGCGGCGAAGGAGATGAAAATGATGACGGGTCTTGACCCGTCACAGGCTCAAGATTTGATCCGGGAACGCACCGAAGAGATCAAGGAGTACATCAAGAAGGAAGCCGGGGAACGCGCTGAGAAGATGACCGAGGTCATCCATGATCAGACGTCCGAGGCCAATCTCGAGATGAAGCTCAAAGAGACCATCATGGAGATGTGCATCTTTGGGACTGGGGCGATCAAGGCCGGGACGTTGCGAGTGGAGCGGTCTGGTCACTGGCGTCACAACGGCGACCAGCACGTACTGATTTACGAAGAGCGGATTCTGCCGGAGATTGAAAGCGTCTCCGTGTTCGACCTTTACCCCGACCCGTTTGCCACCTCGATGCAGGACTCGACTGGCGTTTACCGCCGTCACGTTCTCACGAAGTCGCAGCTTGCGGAGCTTAAAGCATCGCCGGGATTTGACGATCAAGCGATCGACTACATCATGACGAACTTCCGCCATGGCAACCACCAAGAGTTGCAGCATGAGCGGGATCGTCGCAGCCTGAGCAATGTTAACGAGTACTCGGAGTCGAATCGATACGAGGTACTCGAATTTTGGGGTGACATCGTCGGCGCGGATCTCCGCGATGTCGGAGTTGATATCCCTGATGATGATCTCAACTCTATCTTCTCGGCCAATGTTTGGCTCTGCTCAGACCGCGTTCTAAAGGCGCAGATCAACCCACTTCCCGGGGCGGAGATTCCTTACAAACTGGCTCCGTACGAGAAGACCCCACACCAGTTCTGGGGCGTCGGCGTACCGCGCCAGATGCGAGACAGTCAGGTGACGATGAATGCGGCAACCCGCATCTTCATCGACAACATGGCAATTTCCTCTGGCCCCCTCGTTGAAGTCAACACGGATCTGATTGCGGCTGGCGAAGACCCGACCCAGATCTACCCGTGGCGAATCTTCCTGCGCGAGGGCGGCGATGCTGCCATGCCGATGGTTCGCTTCTACCAGCCCGAGAGTAATGCAAATGCATTGGGTGGGGTCATCGAGTTGTTCCGTCGGTTCGCCGATGAGACCACCTCGCTCCCCTCCTATACGCATGGCTCTACCTCTGGCGGCATGAACAAGACTGCCACTGGCATGTCTATGCTCATGGGTGCGGCCAGCATCTCGCTGAAGTCGGTCATCAAGAACATCGATGACTTCCTGCTGGCGCCGATGGTTCGTGCGTTGTACGATTGGAACATGGCGTGGAACTCTGATGAGAGCATCAAGGGTGACATGCGGATTATTGCGCGTGGATCGACTGCGCTTATCCAGAAGGAAGTGCAGTCGCAGCGGCTGTTGCAGTTCATGTCGCTCGTCGCAAACCCTGCGATGGGGCAGATGGTGAACTTCGAGGCGCTTATCAAGGATATCGCCAAGTCGCTCGATATCGACGCGGACAGAATTCTCAAGGAAATGCCGGAGCTGGGAGAAATGAATGGGCTTGAAGCTGACGAAGGATCAGGCGAGGGCGTTGCTGGAGCTGTCCAGCCACCCTCAGTGGACGGTCTTGTCCAGCCTACTCCGCCTACGCCTCGCCCAATGCCACAAGGCTCTGGAAACAACGGACAACTACCGCTTTGAACAGGGTAGGGTCGTTGAGTTACGCGCATTACTTGAGTTAGAGGATTCGGCGAAAGCCGTACTGGAGGCAGCGCATCGGGGAACGACACGCGCTGCTGAACTTTGATCCGATACGCCTAAAAGGCCCGGAGTTATAAATGGCAAGTAGGAATGATCCAGCGAAGCTGGAAGCTGAAGCAAACGCTCTTGTTGAACAGTACAAGAAGGCACAGGAGGAATCCCTGAAGGCTAACGCCCAAGAGGACACTCCACCGCAACCTGAGCCGGAAGAGGTTCAAGAAGAGACTCCCCCTGAAGAGCCGCAGGAGACGGAGGCTGAGGTTAAGGCCAAGTCGGACGAGGATGATGGTGCGTCCAAGCCCGACGATAACTGGAAGGCGCAGCTTGCCAAAGCGGAAGACCGCTACAAAAACGCGCAGTCCAGAATGACGAAGGCGATCGAGGAAGCCAAGGCCGCTAAACAAACTAGCGAAACCCTTGCCAATCGAATTGCCCTGCTTGAGCAAGAACTGGCTCAGAAGCAGGAAGTGCAAGGCCCAGATCCTGAGATAGAAGCATTGGAACGCGACTATCCGGATATCGCCAAGCCGCTTCTTAAACAGCTTCAGAAGCTTCAGTCAGATCTCAAGCAGACGGCGCAGCTTTATCGGAAGTCTGAGGAAGAGAGAACTTTGGAACTCCATGTCTCTGCTGTGAAGGCGAAGCATCCCGATTTCGCCGATATCGCGGGAGACGACGGGTTCCAGACATGGCTCGACGGACAGACCGGAACTTGGAAACGGATTGCCAAGAACGGTACTGCCGAGGAAGTTATCGAGCTTCTCGACCGATTTAAGAGCGTCACGAATTCTGCACCGAAGGTGGACGTAGTGTCCGAGGCAAAGAAATTGGCAGAGCCAAAATTGCCGAAGGCGCGAAATCCGAATGTCGGCAACAAGCGAGTCTGGACTCGCGCAGAGATTCAGGGTTTGAACCGCCGTGATTACGAGCGGCTTGAGTCCGAGATCGACAAGGCGTGGGCCGAGGGTCGTGTACGCTGACAAGCAGTACAACTCTTTTCTAAAGGTATTTTGAAATGGCTATGAACTTTACGGTCGCCAATGGCGGCTGGGTTGCGAACAACGCGGCTGGCTTCGTCCCTGATATCTTCTCGAAGAAGCTTCAGGCGAAGTTCTACGCGGCGTCTGTTCTTGAGCAGGTGACGAACAACGACTACGAGGGTGAGATCTCGGGTCAGGGTTCGAAGGTTGTGATCCGTACGGTTCCGGCGATCACCGTCGCGAACTACACCGGCACGATCTCGTATCAGGACGTGACGACCTCGACCATCGAGTTGCTCGTTGACAAGGCCAAGTCGTACGCCTTCAAGGTGGACGATGTGCTGAAGGCCGAAAGCGACATCGCTTTCTGGGACGAGGCTGCCCGTGACGCTTCCGAGCAGATGCGCATTGCTGTCGAGACGGACGTTCTCGGTAACATCGTGTCTGGCGTGGCGTCTGGCAACTCGGTGGACGTGACCACGACCCCGACCGCGTCGAACATCCTCGACCCGATCCTTGAGGCTGCCCGTATCCTCGACGAAGACAACATCCCGGATAGCGATCGCTTCCTCGTTGTCTCGCCGAAGGTGATCGAGCTTCTCAAGAAGTCGGATCTGAAGTTCGCGTACCTCACTGGTGACTCGGCTTCGCCGCTGCGCAACGGCAAGGTTGGCATGATCGACCGCTTCACGGTCTATCAGTCGAACCTCCTCGCCGCTGGTTCGGGCGGTGACGCTGGCAAGCGCCTCTGCTTGGCTGGTCACAAGAAGTTCGCTTGCTTCGCTTCGCAGTTCACCAACACTGAGACGGTTCGCCTTGAGTCGTCCTTCGGTGATGGCGTTCGCGGCCTGAAGGTCTATGGCTACAAGGTTGTTCACCCGACCTGTGGCGTGGCCCTCAAGCTGACCGGCATGTAATAGGAGAGGGGAGGGCATGGATAACCATGCTCTCCCCGATTCTTCTGATGGATATCAATGGCATGAGCAAAGACGAACTCTACGAATACGCCAAGGCAAACTTTGGCGTGACGATTGACCGAAGAAAGAAGTTGCATGATTTGCAACATGAGGTCGAGGCTCTTGGAAAGCCGAGGATTCAGGTGCAAGATGTGCCTGTCGCTCCAACCAAGAAACTTCGAAACAAACGTACCGGCGTGATCTGGGACTGGAACCCTGTGTACGCTGACAACCCTGATTTAGAACCGTATTACGAAGGTTAAAACATGGCTACGGTAAAAGTGGTTGAGATCATTGACCGTGCGCAGATCATCCTTCAGGACACGACTGGCACTCGCTGGGCGAAGCAGGAACTTCTGAAGTTCTTCAATGACGCGCAACGCGAGGTTGTCCTTGTTCGCCCTGACGCGAAGACTGTAAACACGACTTTCAATTGCGCTGCTGGGTCGAAGCAAACGCTTCCCTCTGCTGCGCTTCGCTTGCTTGATGTTGTTCGAAATGTTAGCGGCAAGGCGATTCGCCAGATTGACCGGCGAATCATGGACGACCAGCTTCCGGATTGGCACAACACGCCGATCGTTGGCACGAATCTGATTGAGCATTACATCTATAACCCGCTCGATCCGAAGACGTTCTACCTTTACCCGAAGCCGACGAACGTGGCCGCTATCGAAATCGTTTATAGCTCCTCCCCTACGACGGTTACGTCAACCGGAGGCCCGAACGATCTTGCAGATATTGCGACGACCGTCATCGACATCGACGACATCTACGCAAACGCGATTCTCGACTACCTTTTGTATCGCGCTTACTCGAAAGATTCCGAGTACGCCGGGAATGTGGCCCGT